TCACATAGTTGGCGGAGTCTCCTCCGCCTCATTTTTTTCGATCAGATTATAAAAATAATTGTCAATGGCCATATCTACCGCTGACTGCTGGGACTGCATGGTGTGCTGATAGACGGTTTTCATGGTGTGGTTCGTTGCCCATCCGCCCCTGGCCTGGGCGTATTTGTCCGGTATGTTCAGCGTCAGCATCACGGAGGCCGCTGTGTGGCGCAGGTCGTGAAAACGGATGTCTGGCAGATCGTGCTTGCGCAGAATGGTTTTTAGGCGCTTATACATGCTCTCGCTGGAGAGTGGGACGACCCGGTCACCTTCGCTGGAGGTCTCTTTGGCGGCTGCAAGCTTCTCCATGATGTAATCCGGCACGCTGAGAGTTCGGGTAGAGCTGGTGGTCTTGGTTCCCTTTTCTACCCATTGGTTGTCCTTGTCACGAACCAGCGCACGCTTGATGGTGATGGTCTTGCGCCTGAAATCCACACAGCCCCAGGTCAGACCGGAGATCTCAGAGGCCCGCATACAGAGCCATAGGCCCATCAGCACCGGCAGCTCCATCACGTTTCCCTCTACCGCGCGCAGCAGCGCGGCCATTTGCTCGGGCTCCAGGATGCGCTGCTCCTTGGCCTCCTTTTGGGGCAGACGGGTGCGCAGGGTCAGCGACGGGTGGTATTCCGCCAGAACCGCGGAGAGCAGGCCGTGGATATTGCGCAGGGACTTGGCCGAGCGGACGCGCTGCCTGCCCCGTATATCCGTGTACGGTTTGGCCTCCTGATTCATGGCCTCCTGCACCATGGGCTGGGTGATCCGGTTCAGAGCGAGGGGCATGAGGCCCTTCAGGTTGTTGCGCCGGATGTTCTCATAACCCCGGATAGTGGAAGGGGAGAGGATGCCGTCCTTGCTGGAGATGTATTTCTTCATGGCCTCATCCAGCGTCATGCTGGTGGGGTCCCGGTTGACCTCTTTGTAGTGCAACTGGTATTGCAGGGCCTGATACTCCGCCTCCTTTTTCGTGTTGGCGGTGAAGGACAGGTAACGGCGCTTGCCGTCCGGCGTCTTGCCGGCGTAGAGCTGGACGCGCCAGCTCCCGGAGGGCAATTTTTTTGCTGTTGCCATGCTTGATTACCTCCCATGAGTATGATAATATGAGAGGGTGATAATGGCCGCCAAACCTTATCACCCCTATATGAGCCGCTCTCGGTGTTCCAGCGCCGGGGGCGGCATTTTTATTGCCTCAAAATCCTACTACTTTTCTAATGTTTAGAGACGACTGCGGAATCGCAGAAAACTGATAGGCCAGATTCGATGTGATTTCGGACTTGTACTTGGTGAATATGTCGTGCCGAGCCTCCGCGCAGGGCAGAGAAATTCCGCAAAGCCTGGACAGGTGCTCTGGCTTCAAGACCTTGTCATAGGAATAAAAGAATTTAGGCGGGCACACGAGGAATCCGGCCCCCAGGCGGGCCTCTTCATCATATTGGGCATATTTCTCGTTTGAATAGTCCTGACGGAAAAGACTAAAGGCTGGGTCGTTCACATGACCGTACACAATATGGGCAATTTCCTCGCTTATGGTAAACCGGATGCGTCCGCTTGGCTGGTTATCGTTATAGGCGATGCGATATCGGTTTTGATAGCAGTTTACAGCTCCGTCTGTGTTGCCCCAAATTGAAAATACGGCGTTCTCTGGCAAGCCCGTCCCGCGGACAATTTCAGATAAAGGTACGAGCTCGATACCTGCACTGGCGCATACTTCACCAAGCTGCACGGGAACCGTAATTACCTTGTGGCACTTCATGAAATGAAACATTTTGCTATACAAAACCTGGCGTCGTTCAGGTGTTGTCATCCTTAAAAGCCTCCGGGAACATAAATTCAGCGTATTTCCGTAGGTTCTTCGCCTGATCCGGGGTCATTTTGCACCCGGCGCGGGCGATCATTCGAATATCAGGATTCTCAATCTTGGGCTCACCCTCTTGGGTAGTCTTTGGGGGAATCAGAGGGTGGTCAGCCTGAGCCGCATGTAGGGCATCATCTTGCATGAGCAGCCAATCATGCCATACGGCAGATGGGTCATTATGATTCTTTTCCATCAGCGCTTCAAATTGCGCAATAGGAATCTCACATAGGCGCCCGTCTTCATCTTTATCGTAATCATACCAGTCGTTGATCCATCCGATAAGATAGGCTGGGGTAGTGTGTAATACTTCGGCTATTGGGCTCAATTTATCAATACCCATCTTCTCGATAGCTCCGTTTTCATAACGGTATACAGTGGATGGGGATATATTGAGTTCCCCCGCAACTTGTTCCGCACTAAGCCCCAAGTCTTTGCGGCGGTTTTTTATGCGCTCCCCTACGGTCATTGTAGACCCTCCTTCAGCTAAGGTGCCCTTATTTTATACCTATACTTGCAAAAATGCAATAGCACGAGTGTGAATTGCTCGCTTTTATGCAAGAAAACCAAAATGCGCGATGTCACTTTGGTGTTTTTTACGACTTGATAACTTGCATAAAAGCGAGTAATATATGCCTATAACTCGCGGATATGCAAGAATGGAGGTGAATCTTATGCCTATCGACACCGAACTCCTGAAACAGCGCATGCAGGAGCGTGGCAAGACCGGTGCACAGATCGCAAAGGCCCTTGGTATCAATGAGAGTACTTATTATCGTAAGATGGCCAATAAGGGCCAGACTTTTACAGTCTTGCAAGTCCAGACATTGACCAAGCTGTTGGGTCTGTCTGTGGTGGACGCGCGTCAAATTTTTTTCCCTTAAAACTCGCGTATCCGCAAGAAAACGAGATAAAAGGGATTATTTAGAAAGGAGTGCAAAATGGAAAACGAACTCGAAATCAAGCGTGTGCCCTTCATGGGGGCGGAACTCATGGCGGCCCGTGATACCGACGGCCAGATTTGGGCTGGTGTGCGGTGGATGTGTGATGGAATTGGACTGTCAAAAGGTCAGATGCAAAATGAGAGAACCAGAATCCATAACGACAAGGTGCTTTCCCAGGGGGAACGAAATTTAGTTCTCCCTACTCGTGGTGGTAATCAGGAGACCCTTTGTCTCAAACTGGACTTCGTTCCGCTCTGGCTGGCGAAGATCTCCATCACCCCGAGTATGGAGGCTGAGACACCAGAGCTGGCCGACCGGCTGGAGCAGTACCAGCTCCGTGCAAAGGATACGCTGGCGGAAGCGTTTCTCCCGGCAGCAGCCAATCCCAATTTTACATCGCTTTCACCGGAATTGCAGATGTTCAAAGCCATCTTTGATAGCGTAGCTAAGACCGAGCTGAAGCAGAAGGAGCAGGACAAGGCGATCGAGGCGGTGAACCAGAAGGTCGATGGTATCCGCGATGTAGTGGTGCTCAATCCCAACTCCTGGCGAGAGGAGTGCCGGCGGCTACTGGCGAAGGTAGCACAGGCCAGGGGCGGCGGCGGAGCCTATCAGGAGGTCAACGCTGAGGTGTTCCAGCTCGTGGATGAACGGGCGCGCGTCTCACTGGAAACAAGGCTGACCAACAAGCGCCGCCGGATGGCGGATGAGGGTGTATGCAAGTCCAAGCGGGACAAGCTCAACAAGGTGGACGTGATCGCCGATGACGCGAAGCTGATTGAGATTTACATCGCTATCGTCAAGGAAATGGCCGTGAAGTACGGGGTGACCATTGGTAAGGAGGTCTGACCCATGCCGAAACTTCGAGACACCCCAAAAACCCGCATGGACAGGGCCTTCATGGCCGCCCTGCGGTATGGGCAGGCCATGCGCGGGGAGACCGACAAGGACACCATGCGGCTGATGCCCAAATCTACTGCCACTTATTACAAGCGCTTGCACAATCTGGACGGCTTTACCCGGGAGGAGCTGCGCATCCTCATCCCCCGGTACTTCAACGACCGCCAGCTCTGCGATGCCTTTGGCGTCGAGTACCACGGGGGCACGCCGGAGCTGAAAGGAGGGGGCGCAGGATGAGCAAGACCCGCAATGAGCGCCGCCTGCGGCGTAGCCGGGCTATCGGCTCGGCGGTGTTCACCGTCTGCATCCTGCTGGCCCTGTTCGCAGACAGCTGGGTGGCGATTATCCTATGACCCCCACCAAATTGCCAAGCGCTTGTGAATTTGCGCAAAAAAGAGAGGCCGTCGGTGCTGCGAACACCAAGCGGCCCAAAGAAAAAAGTTGATCCGCCCTTATTGTAGAGGGCTCAAAGGAGATTGTCAAGTATGAAATGTCCTATCGACGTAGAAAAAAAGGTCGCTGAAATGCGACAAGAACTGCATCCAGACGATTTGGTGGAGGATGCTTATCGTGCGATCTTGAGCGCGATGAATGGAGCATATCGTGATGGGCTGCAGGGAAAGGGATACCCCGAAGACTTGGCGGAGGCAATCGCTGACGCCGAGTCCAGCCTCGGTGAGTATTCCGACTTAGTGCAGGGGCGTATCGAGAAGATCGTGCTTTTGAGACATCAGGCTTATGAGCAAGGACGTCGAGACTCGGTGAGACTGGGGGTGATGGTATGACTACATATTGTGTTCCTGATTCCATTACGCCGCGGCCCATAAAGCCCAAATTGATCATGGTGGAGACCGTCGAGGCGATTATGGACGACGCTGGGCCGTGTGCCATTCTCCCGGTCGTTGGTGACTGTTTGGAGGGCGTGGACGTAGTAGGTGGCGGATGGGTGGCGGTAGATTTCACCCGGCGGCCTGCGCCCCCCAGGTATAGGAGCAAGGGCGGCGACGGAAGCTCCGATCTCTGCCTCTGCTATGCCACGTTCCCCGGAGCGCCTGGCCCTATGGTCATGTATAAGGAGTATCAGGGCGTATGGGGTCCCTGGCAGATGGTGGGCACTCGATATAAGTCAATGTGGGAAGGCGGCAAGCTGCGCCTGAACTGCGGCATGGTGGCAAAGCGTATCTTCGGCGTAATTGTGGCCTCCTACGACCAGGATGGGCGGCTCCTGTGGCAGAGGAACCCCGAGGAGTTTCCCGAGGAGCTGGGCACAGCGCCAACCATTCACGGTGATGTAGGGCCGTACCAGGGGGTGAGAGCATGAACCACCCTTTGAACAAGGAGCAGGTCAAGGGCCTGTTTGAGCAGGAGGCCGTACTGATGGGGACAGAGGATCAAGTTCCATACTTCCGGGTGGCGGCGCTGTTTGGGGAAGACGCCGTCGAACACGCCCGCAGACTGAACGCCAACAATCCGGGGCGTTACTCCAACGGATATGGCGTCGGGGACTGCACAATGGCGGCCCTGACCCTGCGGGGCTTCCAGGCCGCTGCCAGTTTCTACAATGTTCAACTGCTGAGAAAGGAAGCATCATGAATCCTGTAACAGAACCAGTCAAAATCACCAGCTTGGAGCTGGAGAATGTGAAGCGCATCCGGGCATGCGCTATTACCCCCACACAGAACGGGCTTACGGTGATCGGCGGCCGGAACAACCAGGGGAAGACCTCTGTCCTGGACGCGATCGCCTGGGCGTTGGGCGGGGACCGCCACCGTCCATCCCGTGCGGTACGGGAAGGCTCAGCCATTCCGCCCCGTCTTTGCGTCAAGCTATCCAACGGTCTTGTCGTGGAGCGCACGGGGAAGAACAGCGACCTAAAGGTCACGGACACGGAAGGGCGGCGTGCCGGGCAGCAGCTGCTCAATGAATTTGTGGAGCAGCTCGCGCTCGATCTGCCTAAATTCATGCAGGCAAGCGCGAAAGAAAAGACTGGCATCCTGCTGGAAGTTATCGGTGTAGAGGATCAGCTCATAGAGTTAGACCGGAAAGAGAACTCCCTTTACAACGACCGTCTGGCGATTGGCCGGATTGCCGACCAAAAAGCCAAGCACGCCAAAGAGATCACCGGATACCCGGAGGCCCCAATGGAGCCGGTTTCCGCCTATGATCTGATTCAACGGCAGCAGGACATCCTTGCCAGGAACGGCGAGAACCAGCGGAAGCGGCAGCGGGCCGCGCAGCTGGAGGCTCAGAGAGACAGCCTGCGCCGGCAGCTGGATGACCTGCAAGCGAAGTATGAAGCCGTTTGTGGCGACTGTGAAATTGCGCGCCGTGATGCTCTGGATCTTCTGGATGAATCTACGGAGGAGCTGGAGGCCGATATCCGCAATGTGGAGGCAATCAACATCAAGGTCCGCGCCAATCAGGAAAAGGCCCGCGCTGAAGAGGAAGCCAGAGACTACCAAAACCAGTATGATACCCTGACTTCCGAAATTGAGGACATCCGCCAGAAGAAGCGCGACCTTCTCCTGGGGGCAAACCTCCCCCTTCCCGGGCTGAGCGTGGAGGACGGGGAGCTCGTCTACATGGGCAAGCCTTGGGACTGCATGAGCGGCAGCGACCAGCTGAAGGTATCCGCCGCCATCGTGCGGGCCATCAAGCCACAGTGCGGCTTCGTCCTCCTGGACAAGCTGGAACAGATGGACCCTGATACCCTTCGGGAGTTCGGGGCCTGGATGGAGTCCGAGGGCCTACAGGGGATTGCCACGAGAGTCTCCACGGATGGGACGTGCAGCATCCTCATCGAGGATGGATATGTGAAGGAGGAGGGGCCTGCCCCGGCCTCCGCGGCATGGAAAGCGGGTGAGTTCTAAATGAGGCAGTTAAAGATTATACCGGGTAAGCTGGGCGGAGCCATGAAGGTTGTGATTTACGGCCCGGAAGGGATCGGGAAATCTACCCTTGCCGCCAAGTTCCCCCGGTCCCTGTTCATCGACACGGAGGGAAGCACCCGGCACATGGACGTGCAGAGGACAGAGCGCCCCACCAGCTGGGCCATGCTCCTGGAGCTGGTCCGCTGCATCAAAGCAGACCCTGGCTTGTGCTCCACACTGGTAATTGATACGGCGGACTGGGCGGAGCAGCTGTGCATCACCAGTATCTGTGACAGCAAGCGCATCTCCGGGATTGAAGACATGGGATACGGCAAGGGCTACGTCTATGTGGCCGAGGAGTTCGGGCGGCTCCTGAACCTCCTGGAGGAGGCCGTGGACAACGGCATCCACGTGGTGCTGACGGCCCACGCTATGATGCGGAAATTTGAACAGCCGGACGAGATGGGCGCGTATGACCGGTGGGAGCTGAAGCTGCAAAAGAAGACGGCCGCCCTGGTCAAGGAGTGGGCCGACCTGCTCCTGTTCGCCAACTATAAGACCTTGTCCGTAGCGGTCGACGACAAGGGGAAGAAGTTCAAGCCCCAGGGCGGCCGGCGCGTCATGTTCACAACCCATCATCCCTGCTGGGACGCAAAGAACCGGCTGGGCCTTCCGGAGGAGCTGCCTTTGGAGTTCGATCCATTGGCTCCATATTTTGACGCGGCCGCTGTCTCCGCCCCCACCACTGCCCCGGCTCCCGTACCCGCTCCGCCTGCGGAAGCTGCGCCCAACCCCGCGGACACCTCTCCCACGGCACCGGAACAGCCAGCGCCCCAAACGGACAACGCACAGGAGCTCAAGGCGAAAACGTCAACCCTGAAAGCCTTACAGGATTTGATGGAACAGGGAGGTGTATTGGACTATGAGGTCAAGGCCGCGGTCGCCGCGAAGGGGTATTTCCCCGAGGATATGCCCATAGAGGATTATCCCGATGGTTTTATCAAAGGGGTGCTGATCGGGGCCTGGGGGCAGGTCTACGAATGGATCGAAAAGAACCGGGCGCCCCTGCCGTTTTAACTTCACATTGCAGGGGGAGTGCCGGAGCCGGCATTTCCCCTTACTTATCAAATCTAAAAGGAGCTTGAGAAAATGAGCGAATATGACTCTTCTTTCCGTGAATTTGGCTGGGATGACGAAATCCAAAATGACAGCACCCCATTTGAGGTCTTGCCGGAGGGTGACTACCGCTTCCGTGTGGAGAAATTTGAGCGGGGCCGGCATAGCGGCAGTGAAAAGATCCCGCCCTGCAACAAGGCGATCCTGACGCTCTCAGTGAATGACGGCGCTCACAGCGGAACCGTCCAAACGAACCTGTTCCTGTTCAGCCGCTTCGAGTGGAAGCTGTGCCAGTTCTTCACCGCGATTGGCCAGCGCCGCCACGGTGAGGCGATCCGGATGAACTGGAGCCTTGTGCCGGGTGCCATCGGCACCTGCCATGTGGGGACACGCAAATGGATGGGCAACGACGGCAAGGAACATGAAGGGAATGAGATCACAGAATTTTATGACCCGGAGGAGGCCCCGGACATCTCGGAAAAGCAGGTGGACAGCCAGCCGGCGCCTGGGCAGGGCGCGGGGGCGGCCGCCTCCTGGGATGCCGGTAGGTTCTGATGGAACTCCGGCCATACCAACAGGAGGCCAGGGCGGCAGTCGAGCAGGACTGGTCGGATGGCTTTCATAAAACGCTCCTGGTTCTGCCCACCGGGTGCGGGAAGACAATCGTGTTCTGTAAGATTGTGGAGGACATGGTGCGCCAGGGCGGGCGGTGCCTGATCCTGGCCCACCGGGGCGAACTGCTGGAACAGGCGGCAGACAAGCTGCTGACCGCCACAGGGCTGCGCTGCGCGGTAGAAAAGGCGGAGGAGTCCTGCCTGGACAGCTGGTACCGGGTGACCGTCGGATCCGTGCAGACTCTCATGCGGGAGAAGCGCCTCCAGCAGTTCCCCACCGATTTTTTCAACGTGATAGTGGTGGATGAAGCCCACCATGTCCTGGCTGACAGCTACCAGAGGGTTCTGGAACATTTCCCCGCGGCAAAGGTCCTGGGGGTAACCGCAACCCCTGACCGTGGGGATATGCGTAATCTGGGCCAGTATTTTGAGCATCTGGCTTATGAATACTCCCTGCCGCGCGCCATCAAAGAGGGCTATTTGAGCCCCATCAAGGCGGTAACTATCCCGCTGAAGCTGGATCTGACCGGCGTGGGGATTCAGGCAGGGGACTTCAAAAACAGCGACCTTGACACCGCGCTCGACCCCTATCTCCACCAGATCGCCAGGGAAATGCGTACCTATTGCGCCCAGCGCAAGACCGTGGTGTTCCTCCCCCTGGTGCGGACTTCTCAAAAGTTCCGGGACATCCTGGAGCAGGAGGGGTTCCGGGCCGCCGAGGTCAACGGCAGCAGTGAAGACCGTGCGGAAGTGCTTCGGGACTTCAACGACGGGAAGTATAACGTGCTCTGCAACTCCATGCTGCTGACAGAGGGATGGGACTGCCCTTCCGTTGACTGCGTGGTTGTCCTGCGGCCCACCAAAATACGCTCCCTGTACTGCCAGATGGTGGGGCGGGGAACCAGGACAGCCCCGGGGAAGGACCATCTGCTCCTGCTGGATTTCCTGTGGCACACAGAGCGCCATGAGCTGTGCCACCCGGCGAGCCTGATCTGCGAGAGCCCAGAGGTCGCCCAGCGGATGACGGAGGCCCTGGAGGACGCCGCCGGCTGCCCCGTAGACATTGAGGAGGCCGAGGAGAAGGCCGAGTCCGACGTGGTGGCCCAGCGGGAAGAGGCCCTTGCGAAGCAGCTGGCGGAGATGAGGAGCCGCAAGCGGAAGCTGGTGGATCCCCTGCAATTTGAGATGAGTATCCAGGCCGAGGACCTCGCCGGATATGTTCCGTCGTTTGGATGGGAGATGTCCCCGCCGTCTGATAAGCAGGTGCAGAGCCTGGAAAAGTGGGGGATCCGTCCGGACGAAATTGAGTGCGCCGGGAAAGCGTCCCTGCTCCTGGATCGCCTGGCGAAACGGCGCTCGGAGGGGCTTACCACCCCGAAACAGATCCGGTTCCTGGAGGGCAAGGGGTTTCAGCATGTGGGGCAATGGCGATTTGAAGAGGCCAGGAACATGATTGACCGCATCGCGTCCCAGGGGTGGAAGATCCCAGCCGGCGTAACCCCGTCGGCCTATGTCCCGGTGAGCATGGGAGGATAGTATGGATAGTATCGGCAAGGGGCTGGATCCCCTGGAGGCATTGGAACATATTGACCCGGCCGGCCTGAATTACCAGGAGTGGCTGACTGTGGGTATGGGGCTGAAGGAGGCGGGGTGTCCCGCCTCCTTCTGGGAAGATTGGAGCCGCCGCGACCCGGCGCGCTATCATGCGGGCGAGTGCCTGCGGAAGTGGGAAACCTTTCACGGCGCGTCCGGCGGTACACCTGTGGCCGCCGGCACGGTATTCAAGATGGCCCTGGACCGCGGCTGGCGGCCCACTCAGGAGAGCGCCCCCGGCCACATGTTGGATTGGGAGGACACCATCAACACCAGGGACGGCGGCGGCACCATCGTGGACCGCGCATGGCTGGAGGGCAAAGAGGTCCAGGAGCCCACAGACTGGCACCCAGCGAAAGACCTCATTACTTACCTGACAGTCCTCTTCGACCCGTCTGAATACGTTGGATACGTGACTGAGACCTTCAAAGGGGAAGACGGACGGCAGGTGCCATCCAGGGGAAACTATGACCGGACCGCCGGCCAGCTGATTGACGCCCTGCGCACCTGCAAAGACGACATCGGGGCAGTGTTGGGCGACAGTGACCCTGACGTGGGAGCGTGGATTCGCTTTAACCCTCTGGATGGCAAGGGCGTAAAAAACGAGAATGTGACCGCTTTTCGCTATGCCCTGGTAGAGTCTGACGAGATGAACCTGGAGGAGCAGCACGCCATGATCCGGGAGCTGGAGTTGCCGGTGGCTGCCCTGGTCTCCTCCGGTGGCAAGAGCCTTCATGCTATTGTGCGGATTGAGGCCGGCTCCTTTGAGGAATACCGCTCCCGCGTGGACTACCTCTATGCGGTGTGTGAGAAGAACGGCCTGAAGGTAGACCGACAGAACCGCAACCCCTCCCGGCTGTCCCGGCTCCCCGGCGTTATGCGAAGGGGCAAAAAGCAGTTCCTTTTGGCCTCCAACATCGGGAAAGCATCCTGGAGCGAGTGGCGGGACTGGATGGACAGCGTCACCGATGATATGCCAGACCCTGAGAGCATGGCAGCAGTTTGGGACAACCTGCCCGAGCTGGCGCCGCCCCTGATTGCCGGCGTCCTCCGGCAGGGCCACAAAATGCTCCTGGCCGGGCCGAGCAAGGCCGGCAAAAGCTACTCCCTCATTGAGCTGTGCTGCGCCATCGCCGAGGGAGGTCCGTGGCTGGGCTTCTCCTGTACCCAGGGGCGGGTGCTCTACGTCAACCTGGAACTGGACCGGCCCTCCTGCCTCCACCGCTTCAAGGATGTGTATGCGGCCCTGGGGCGCACGCCCCAGAACCTGGACAAGATTGATGTCTGGAACCTCCGGGGCCGCTCTGTGCCAATGGACAAGCTGGCGCCAAAGCTGATCCGCCGGGCGAAGAAAAAGGATTACATTGCCATTGTCATTGACCCCATCTATAAGGTCATCACCGGCGACGAGAACAGCGCCGACCAGATGGCGAACTTCTGCAACCAGTTCGACAAGGTGTGTACTGAGCTGGGCTGCGCCGTGATCTACTGCCACCACCATTCCAAGGGCAGCCAGGGAGGCAAGCGTTCCATGGACCGGGCCAGCGGCTCCGGGGTGTTCGCCCGTGACCCCGACGCCCTTCTGGATCTGATTGAACTGCCGGTCAGCGAAGAGCTCCGCAAGCAGGAGGTCAACAAAGCGGTCGGCCACGCCGTTGCTGCCACCCTCCAGCGGGCGGGTAAGCTGGAGGAGGCGTCCCAGGATGACCTTTGCACCGAGAAGGGGGCGCTGGAGGCGGCCAGGAGCCTTTTAAGCGACCGGCAATATGAAGGCGCGGCAAAGGCCGCGGACGCTGCAAGACAGGCCGCTGAAAGCCTGACAGCGTGGCGCATTGAGGGAACCCTGCGGGAGTTTCCCAAGTTTCCCCCGGTCAACCTCTGGTTCGATTACCCCATTCACCGCGGCGATGACAGCGGCGTCCTGGCCGACATCGACCCGGAGGGGGAGGTGCCGGGGTGGCAAAGGGCTATGCAGAAACGGAAACCGAAAGAGGCCAAAGCCAAGGAGCGAAAAGACTCTATTGCACTCGCCTTTGAAGCCTGCGGCATAGACGGGAAGGTCACAGTGAGCGCTCTGGCCGAGTACATGGGCGTGACGGACAAGACAGTCAGGAACCGGTTGAAAGAGCATGGCGGCTTTTGGATTGACGAGGGGGAAGTCGGCAGGAAGTAAGGGAAAATAACGAGAATTTTTCCTTTCCCCGTGAGAGAAAAAAACGGACATTTCCCTCTGTTTCCCTTGAGAAAAAAACGGGGATTTCCCTTCTTTCCCTGTGAGGGAAAAAAACGAAAAAACCTGTTTTTTTCCCTAGGGAAGAAAAAGTACCCCCCTAAAGGGGGGTAAGAAAACACGTTTCCCTGACGGTCAACGGGGGAAGTAGTCGTGCGAAAGCTCACGCACGACGACTCCTTCCCCTGACCGTTGGCAAAGTAGTTTTGTGATCTGCAATACTTTAACGAGGTAAAGCCATGAGAATAGAATTTTTTATGCCGATGAAGCCACCCACGGTGACGCACCAGGAAAAGAAATGGCGGGTGGTCAAGGGCAAGCCGGTACCCTACGAGCCGCCGGAGGTACGGGCGGCACGGTCGAAGCTGACAGCGCACCTGGCTGGACACAGGCCCGTGGAGCCCCTGGCCGGCGCGGTGCGGCTGCTGGTGAAGTGGTGCTTCCCCCGTGGGCAGCATGAAGACGGTGAGTACCGGACCACCAGGCCGGACACGGACAACCTCCAAAAGCTTCTGAAGGACTGCATGACCGCTGTGGGGTTCTGGAGGGATGACGCCCAGGTTTCCAGCGAGATTGTGGAAAAGTTTTGGGCTGAGGTGCCGGGGATATACGTCTGCATGGAACAGATCAATGCAAGGGAAAATTGCCAAGCGATTGCGAATTTGGAGGTGCTGATATGCGCGGGGTGCGCAGAAGACGGGAAATGGGAGTGGGAGTACCAACGCCCGCCGGAGGTATCGCCATGAGACGCCAATACACACGCCAAGAGCTGGAGCAGCTCACCACCGAGACACCACTCTGGATTGAGGGTGTGGGGCTGAGACAGCTCCAGTGGGGCGGCTGGGAGGTCGCCACTCACATCCACAACGGCCGCTTGTGTCTCAAGCATGAGCCCGACAGCCGGGGCCTACTGCTCTCACTGTACGATCAGATTTGGACGGCCTTTGACGGGCCGCCGGAGAGAAAGAAGGGCAGCTAATGAGTGAACTTTCGGAGAGACTGCGGCGATTGAGAGAAGAGAAGAAGCCGATCAAGAGCATGGCGGTGGTGTCGGAGCTGTGCGGGCTGGAGAAGGGGGCAGTCGGAAGATATGAGCGCGGAGAGCGTGCACCAACTATGGAAGCTCTAATTGCGCTGGCTGATTATTACGGGGTTAGCCTGGATTATCTGATAGGGCGGTCACGGCTCCGATAAAATTTTTTGAAAACTGCCAATTGGCATCGTGGGTGCATTGAGCTATGCGATAATGAGAGGCGTGGAGGTGTATGCCTCTGCGCCTCCTTTTCTACCGCCCGGCACCGAGGCGGTAATATCGGGCCTATATGCCGCAGGTCGGACACCACCCCACTATTCGGGGCATGAGGGGTCGCACCCCTCTGGCGACTTATATGCTGAGTATGGACAATACTGTGGACGTGTGGCGGCTCACTACCGCCTCCCAGCTCCACGAAGATGAGTGTGAAAGGGTGAAGGTGCTGTGCTGAAGTCTTGTCCATATTGCGGGATGATTCATTCGGCTGGTTTTATTTGCCCTAAAAAGCCAGAGCGGGGTAAGAAACGGTCGAGCAAGGCGGATCACTTCCGGAAGAGTTGGGCCTGGCAGCGCAAGCGCATCCAGATCCTGAAGAGGGATTTTTACCTTTGCCGTGCGTGCAATGCGGGAGGATACGGAGTGCTTGGGGTGCCTGGGGTAAACCAGGACCTATCGGTTCACCACATCGAGCCGCTGGAGGAGCGGTTCGACTTGAGGCTGGAGAATGACAATTTGGTCACCTGCTGTTCGCGTCATCATGAGATGGCAGAAGCAGGGAAGATACCGCGGGAGTACCTGCATGCGCTGGCCCAGGTATCCCCCCGGTGGGGGGCCATTACATGGGGCGGCTCGTGTCAAGACCAACTGCGGCCCCCTGGGCACAAGGAAGTTTAGAAATGAGATTTTAGGGGGAGGGAGTGCGCCAGATGGGGGGAAGGCCCGCAAAATCGGTGAAAGTGAAGACCGGGGCGATCGCCAGCAATGACGCGGCGGTCCGCACGTCTGTAGAGGACAAGCTGCGCGGGGAGGCGGTGAAGCCGGAGCCCCCGGCTGGGCTCACCGCCGGTCAGGCGGAGATTTTCCGGTTTATCGTGGACGGCCTGGCTGCCGGAGAGATCCTAGGCCGGATGGATGTGTTCGCGCTGGAGAGCACGGCCGTTGCCGTGGACCGGCTGCGGACGATCAACGGCATGATCGACGAGGACCCGGATCTGCTGCTTAACAGCGCATTGCAGAGCAGTCGGGCAAAGTATCAGAGCGATCTGTGGCGGGGGTGCAGCGAGCTGTGCCTGTCACCGCAGGCCAGGGCAAAGCTGGGCGGCCTGGCCGCACAAAAGGCGAAGGAGAGCAGGGACCCCCTGATGGAGGCCCTGGCGGCCGATGATTGAATCGAGCCGCGCTTATCAGTACGCCAAGTGGTGCTCGCAGCGGGGCAATCAGAAGGTCGGACGGTATGTAAAGCTCCAGGCGAAAGCTTGGCTGAAGATTGCCGACGGGAAGCACAAGGAGGCATACGTCAGCGAGCCGGCGTACCGGAAGATCTGCCGTCTGCTCGGCCTGATGGTCCATCCAGACCTGCACTGCACCATGGACAAGGGCCTGGAGGACTATGCCTGGTTCCTGATCGTAGCGGTGTTCTGTACGCTTCGCCGGGAGGACGACAGGCGGTTCTATGAGACGGCGCTGTTGGAGATCGCCAGAAAGAACTTCAAGACCTTCAACAGCGCGGTGATCTTTATCATCGGGCTGCTGACGGAGCCCCGCTTCTCCCGGTTCTTCTCCGTGGCGCCGGATTACAAACTGTCCTCGGAGCTGCGGCTGGCGGTACGGAAGATCATCAAGGTTTCGCCGGCGCTGGTGAAGCACTTCAAGGTCACGAGGGACATGATCACCTGCCTGGTCACAGAGACCGAATACATGCCCCTGGCGTACTCAAACGACGGCATGGATGGACGCCTGGCCAATATCTTTCTGGCGGATGAGGCGGGCGCGCTGGACAGCTACCCGGTGGAGGCCATGCGGTCCTCCCAGATCACGCTGGCCAATAAGCTGGGTATCATCATCTCCACCCAGTACCCGAACGACAACAACGTCCTCACCGACGAGATCGATATCGCCAAAAAGGTCCTGGACCGGGTCCTGGACAGGGAGAACGTGTTTTCCCTGCTCTACGAGCCGGATGACGCCCTCCGGAAGCAGTGGGAGACCAACGACCTGGTTCTCTACCAGGCGAACCCCGTCGCAGTCAACAATACCGGGGTGCTCCGGGCCATCAAGGATCTGCGCTCCATGGCGGTCCTGTATGAGAACAAGCGGGAAAACTTCCTGTGTAAGCACTGCAACATCATGTACAAGGGCCTGGGTGTGGAGGGCTACATCGATGCACAGAAGGTCATGCGGTGCCGGCGGCGGGAGGATCTCAGCTTCTGGAGCGGTCGGCGGGTCTGGGTGGGCCTGGATCTGGCGCAGTCTGACGATAACACAGCCGTATCCATGGTCACGGTCGAGGGCGACATGCTTTACGCTAAGGCATGGGGCTTTATCCCGTCTGGGCGGACCGAGATCAAGGCCACGAAAGAGGACGTGGACTACAAGAGGCTGATCACTGCTGGAAACTGCTTTGCCTGCGGGGATGAGGTCATCGACTACGGCTTTGTGGAACGGTTCATCCTATCGCTGCAGGAGAAGTACGGGGTGGAGATCGTGCAGGTGGGGTACGACCGGTACAACGCCATCTCCACGGTGCAAAAGCTGGAGGCGGCGGGGATCGAGTGTGTCGAGGTCAAGCAGCACTCCTCCGTGCTCCACGCCCCGACGAAGCTGCTGCGGGAGAAAGTGCTCCAAAGGCAGTTCCAATACGATGAAAACCGGCTTCTGGAAATAAATTTTCAGAATGCCAGATGTACAGAAGACACAAACCTGAACAAATACGTAAACAAAAAACGGTCGGCGGGCAAGGTTGATATGGTCATGGCCACCATCGACGCCGTGTATTTGGTTCAGGTTGATCTGCTGACGAATGCTCAGATGAGCTGGGGCATCCAGGTATTGTGAGGAGGTGACAGGCCATAGGCTTTTGGAGTTTGCTAAGGGGGAGAGAGGAACAGAGGGTGGCCCAGGAAACGGTTCTGAACGAGGCGCAGATGGACACGGCGCTGCGGGCAATTTTAGGCGGCACCAGGGTTACCGTAAAAAATGTGCTGAACATCCCGGCAGTCAGCAGCAGCGTGGGATTTATTGCAGGGACCATCGCCTCACTGCCTATCCGGCTCTACCGGACGGAGGGCGGGAACTCCGTGGAGGTTACGGGCGATTACCGCCTCCGGCTCCTGAACGAGGAGACCGGTGACTTACTGGATGCTTTTCAGTGGAAATGTACGCTCGTGCGGGACTACCTGCTCACCGGGAACGGATACACCTATGTCAACTGGGCCGGAAACCGCATCGACGGCCTGTACTATGTTGACCCTATGCAGGTGAGCGTGGAGATAGGCGCAGACCCAATCTATAAGACCGCCAGGTTTTACATTGGAGGGGCACGCTACTTCTCTTGGCAGGTGTTCAGGATGCTTCGCAACACCAAGGACGGGGCCGTCGGCTGCGGGGTAGTGGAAGAAAGCCCCACACAGTTGGAAACGATGCTGAATACCCTGCGTTATGAGAACCACATGGTGCGTACGGGCGGGAAAAAGGGCTTCTTGAAAGCAAAAAACCGGCTGGCCACAGATGTGATCCAACAACTGAAAAACAGTTGGCGGAATTTGTACGGCAATGACTCAGAGGAATCCGTTGTGGTACTGAATGACGGCATAGAGTTCCAGGACGCCAGCCAGACTGCGGTGGAAAGTCAGCTCAACGAGAATAAAACCACCAATGATCACGAGATTTTTAAGATTTTCCACATTGTCCCCTCTGTTTTGGAGGGCGGCGCTACTGCCGAGGATCTGAAAAACACCGTCAGATTTGCGATTCAGCCAGTAGTCAAGGCTCTCCAGACGGCAATCAATCGATATTGTCTGCTGGAAAGCGAGAAGGAGGCATTTTCTTTTGAGATCGACCTGGATGTTTTGGACAACACGGACATGCTGTCCCGCTATCAGGCTTACGAGGTAGCCGTCAGGAACGGGTGGATGCAACTGGATGAGGTCAGATATGATGAGGGCCGGAATCCGCTGGGCCTGAAATTTATTCGCCTTGGATTGGATACCGTCATCTACGATCCGGAATCCAAAATGATCTATACGCCCAATACCAAGGAATGGGCAACCATTGAGCAGAAAGGAGGAGGTGAGCCGATTGCAGATTGAGATCCGGGCAGACAAGAAAAGCATGGCAGTCCGGGGCTATGTCAATGTAGTTGGGCGGGACTCCCGGGTACTCCACGACAAAACCGGGCCGTATGTGGAGCAGATCATGCCCGGCGCCTTCGCCAAAGCCCTAGCCGCCAACAGCAATGTGGAACTCCGTTTCAACCACCGGAAGGTTCTGGACAATGAGGACATGGAGCTCCGGGAGGACAACATCGGCCTGAAGGCCAGCGTGGTCGTGACCGACAACGATGTCATCGCTGCAGCCGAACGCAAGGAACTGCGCGGCTGGTCCTTCGGTTTCGTAAAACAGAAGGATCACTGGAAGACCGATGAGGATGGTACCAGGCACCGGTTCGTGGATGAACTGGAGCTGCGGGAGATATCCATCCTAGATAAGACGCCGGCCTATATCGCCACCAGCATTGAGACCCGGGGGGAAGAGGAAATCCTGGTGGAGTTCCGGGCTGATCAGCCGCTGGAGGACGGGGTGGATTACATCCGGCAGACGGAGACCACCACGGAAACCAAGACCACGACACTGACCCCGGGCGATGAGAGCACCATGTTCTGCGCCCAGAAGACCATCGAAATCTATAAGCTGAAAAGGAGAATGTGATTATGCCGTTCAACCTGAAGAAACTGTTCGAGCGCCGGGTGGAGCTGATGACTCAGCTGGAGAACCTGGTCAAGACCTGTGAGACCGAAACCCGCGCCTTCAACGAGGAGGAGCAGAAGCAGTACAGTGATATTCTGGCCGAGGTGCGCTCCATCGACGCCACGCTGGACGCTGCGGATCAGGGCGCCGCTCTGCAGAGAGTGGAGCGCCGGGCTGCCGGCGGCCAGAAGGAGAATCCCTCCCAGGAGGAAATGGAGACCCGGGCCTTTGAGTGCTATATCCGCGGCGTCTCCGCCGATGTGGAGACCAGAGCTGCTGTCAACATGACCGTGGGTGATAACGGCGCCGTAATCCCTACCTCCATCGCCAACAAGATCATTGAGATGGTCAAGGAGATCTCTCCCCTGTACCAGCTGGCCACCCACTATGATGTCGGCGGCACGCTGACCATTCCCAGCTACGATGAGTCCACCCAGAAGATCACCATGGCCTATGCCACTGAGTTCACGGCTCTGACCTCCAGCTCTGGCAAGTTCACCAGTATTTCTCTGGGCGGCTTCTTGGCTGGCGCCCTGACCAAGGTGTCCATGTCCCTGGTGAACAACTCCAAGTTCGATATCGTGTCTTATGTCATCCGAAAGATGGCGGAGGCCGTATCCGAGTGGATCGAGAACGAACTGATCAACGGTACTGACAGCAAAATCGAGGGTCTTTCCAAGATCGAAGCTGTTGTGACAGCTGCGGCCGCCACCGCCGTCACCGCCGATGAGCTCATCGACCTGCAGGAGAGCATCCCTGACGCCCTCCAAGCCAACTGTATCTGGGTGATGAGCCGGGCCACCCGGAAGGCCATCCGTAAGCTGAAGGACGCGGATGGGAATTACCTGCTGAACAAGGACCTCACGGCAAAGTGGGGTTACAGCCTGCTTGGCCGCGACGTCTATGTCTCCCAGAGTATGCCCGACATGGCCGCCAGCAAGCGGGCGGTGCTCTACCTGGACCCTACCGGCCTTGCGGTGAAGGTCTCTGAGACCCCCAGTGTACAGGTCCTGCGGGAGAAATTCGCGGATGAGCACGCCGTTGGTGTCATCTGCTGGATGGAGGTAGACTCCAAGGTGGAGAACAAGCAGAAGGTCGCCGTCCTGGCCATGGGCGCTGGCGCTTGAACAGGGTGATCGGCTATGAAGAACTATCGGGCGGCCGTGAGCTTCGCCGGACAGGTCAGCATGGCGGCCGGTGAGGTCAGGGAGATTCCGGAGGATCTTGCGGCCCCGCTGTTGCGCTGCGGGTACCTGAAGGAGGCGGATCAGGAGGGCGAAAAGCCCTCCGCCTCCCCCAGTAAACCGGTCCGAAAGAAGTGAGGTGAACCGCCGTGAAGCCGAGTCAGCTTACGCCCCAGGACGTGGCCGCCTTTGCACGTCTGATCGTGGAAAAGGCCGAGTATGACGAGCTGAGCGACGCCGAGAAGCAGGGCTGCGCTATGGCGTTGGAAGCCGCCAAGTCCTACGTTGCAGGCTATACTGGCCTGGATATCGAGACGACAGAGTTGGAGGATATAGCTTATGCGGTGCTCGTCATTGCAACGGAAATGCTGGATAACCGCCAAATGACGGCCCAGTATACCGGGCAGAATCCCACCGCGATGCAGATTTTGAATATGCATAGCACCAATCTGCTGCCGACCGTGTCCGACTTGGACACATCCGGGGCTGGGGAGGTGTGAGGCAATGGCAGACTACATCGACGCAGGGAAGCTGAATAAGGCCGCCCAGGTGCTGGAGCTGCGGGAGACCGCGCCCGGCGTATGGGAGTGGGCGCCCGTCCGGCGGGCATGGGCCTCCATCACCTTCCAGAGCAAGACCAACCTGTTTTCCAAGGTGGGCATCGGGGCCAGGGACGCCGCCGTGGTCGTGCGGCGGCAGCCCCTCACCCTCCACCACGTCCTCCGCTGGGGTGATACCCACCTGTTTTTGACCTCCATCGTGCCCATGGGCCGCAACCACCTGGAGGTGGACGCGGCGGTGGTCAGGGTGGAGACGGTGCGGCAGATGGCGGAGCGGGACGCAGTGGTACAGACCTTTCCGGGGGTGCTCACCGAGAAGTACGTCCGGCACGGCCAGGAGTGGCCCATGTCGGTTAACGAGCTGGGGCTGGTTCTGGTGACGCCCAAGGCCGTCACCCTCCCGCCCGGCGGGCTCGTAGAGGCGCGGGGGGCGCTGTGGGAGATCCTGGCGCCCCACGAGCTGGATGCATTTAAAAACGAGTATGAGATCGGAAGGACGGTGGACCTGTGAGCAGCACGGCGCGCATGGACCGGGCGCGGCTGGAGCGGTTCAACCGCTTTTGGGAGGAGCTCCTCCAGGCAGTGCCGGACGCACGGCGGCAGGCGGTGGAAGAGGCCGGCGCGGCCGTCCAGAGGGAGCTCAACGCGCAAATCGGCGCGGCGGAGCTGGCCGATGGGGCCAAGGGCACCGTGCGCACCTGGCAGGAGCTGCGGGTGGGCAGCAAGGGCGGCTATGCGGCCCTCTCTCCCGGAAAAGGGACGGCCCAGCCCAGGGTGGGGGAAACGCAGCATACCTGGAAGGGAAAGCCCGTGTCCAAAAAGCAGGTCACCCGCTGGCTGGAGCGGGGGCACGGCACCCGCAGGCGGCCGGAAGCAGCCGGTCGTGGAACCAGGCGGGGCGGGCCGGAGTCACGCGGGCCTCAGCCGCCGGATATGTCAAGGGCCGGCAATTCTATAGCTGGACAAAGGCGAAGGCGCTGGAGCCCGCGCTGAAAGCGGCGGACCGGGTGCTGAGCCGGATTGCGGATGAGGTGGACTATTGAGATGCTTACAACCAATACGCTGATGGACGCCGTGGAGGCGGAGCTGAAGCGCCTCTATCCGGGAGAGCCGGTCTACTATGACGAGCTGCCCAAGGACTTCCGGCGGCCCTCCTTTACCCTGGAGTGCCAGAAGGCGGAGCAATCCGATGTCAACATCGGACTGGTACGCCGCAGCGTGACCCTTCTGGTCACTTGCTATGTGGAGGCGGACGCCTACCATGACAGCAGCCGGAAGGCGCTGAACCAGCGGCAGGACACAGTGATGGGCCTGTTTGCCCAAGGTTTTTTCCAGGTGGAGGACCGGGCCCTGACGGTGCAGGCAAACCGTGGACTTGGGAACCCGGACTTTGCCGAGGTGAGCGCCGTATTCCAGTGGGTGGATGCCCGGCCGGGCTATCAGGACCCGGAGGCGGCGGACACCCCAAAGATGGAGCACTTTGCAATCGAACGAACTGCGCTTTGACGCAAGAGAGGATGATACGATGGCGACGACAATCGGGCTGCCCAGCCTGACGATCACTTTCCAGGCGGCCGCCCAGCAGGCGGCCAACCGGAGCAAGAAGGGCTATGTGGGCGTATTTGTACGGGACGCCAAGGCCCAGGGCGTCCACCAGCTTTCCAGCGCGGCGCTGATTCCCACTGAGCTGGGGCAGGAAAACCAGAATTACATCAGGAGGGCGTTCACCGGCAGCGACCGGGGCGGCCCCAGCAAGGTGGTGGCGGTGGTCATCGCCACGGGCACGGAGGACACCACCGCCCTGGAGGCGGGCCTCAAGAGCATTGAGGGGCTGACGCTGGACTACCTGGCCGGGCCGCCCGACGCGACGGCCGCCGAGCTGACGGCGCTGGAGAAGTGGGTGAAGGACCGGAGGGCGGCCTACTTCACCGAGAAGCTGGTGGAGCCCAACGCCGCCAAGGCCCCGGACGACATGGGGATTATCGACTTCGCCGAGACCGACGGGGCCATTGCGGAGGGGGAAACCACCTACACCGCCGGGGAGTACGCCAGCCGGATCGCGGGTGTGCTGGCGGGCATCCCCGCGGGCATGTCGGCCACCTACGCCCCCCTGACGGAGCTGACCGCCGTGACGCCCCGCTCCACACAGGAACAGGAGGCGGCCATCAAAGCGGGCAAGCTCATCCTGATCCACGACGGCGTCAAGGCCAAGATCGCCCGGGGCGTCAACTCCCTGACCACCATCCCCGCCACGGGGAAGGCGGACTGGAGCAAGATCAAGATCGTGGAGGGGATGGATCTCCTCACCTACTATCTGCGCACCACCATCCAGGACGAGTATGTGGGCCGGTACGCCAACACCTACGACAACAAGTGCGTCCTGGTGACCGCCATCCAGACCTTCCTGGCCGAGCTGGAGGGCCAGGGGGTGCTCTCCTCCGGGGAGAGCTGGGCGGAGCTCGACACGGAGGCCCAGGAGAAGTGGATGCGCTCCCAGGGCATTGAGACGGCGGATATGACCGCGCAGGAAATCAAGGAGTATCAGACCGGGAGCTGGGTCTTTGTCCGGGTGGGCGGCCGCTTCGTGGACGCCATGGAGGACTTCCAGCTCTCCGTGGACAACCTGTAAGGAGGGATAGACATGGCAAGAACCATTGACAGCGCCAGGCGGGTCATTTCGGGTACCTGGGGCGAGCTGTGGATCGACGGGGAGAAGGTGGCGGAGGTTTCCGCCTGCCAGGCCAAGGTGGCGCTGAACAAGGAGACCGTCAACCTGTGCGGCCGGTTCATGACCACCCACAAGGCCATGAACGCCAGCGGCACCGGGAGCCTGACGCTGCACAAGGTGGACTCCGGCTTCGCCCAGAGGATGGAGGGCATCAAGCGCGGCGTGGACCGGCGCTTCACGGTGATCTCCAAGCTGCGGGACCCGGACAGCTACGGCGCGGAGCGGGTGGCCTTCTATGATGTCAGCTTCGACGACCTGACCCTGGCCGACTGGCAGGCCGCCGCCGTGGGCTCGGTGACCGCCCCCTTCACCTTCAGCGACTATGAGTATCTGGACCAGATCGAGGTGCAGTGAGAAGCGCGGAGGGTAGGCGCACAGGGGAGCTAAGAGGACATGGAGACGAAAAAACAGGCGACGGGCGCAGCCCGGAGCGCCGCAGCGTTAAGCCAAAGCGCCAGCGGCGCTTTGGCAGCGGAGGCCGCAGCGGCTATGCCGCGAGGAGGGAACCCGGCTAGAACGGCGGGCGGCCACAAGGACCGCCCCTACGGCGGTGCGCCCGACCCGCAGCGTGACAGGAAGAAAGGAGAAGAAGTATGACGGATTTGTTGGCGCTTCTGCTTCGGCCGGAGCTGCCCAATGTGCAGAAGGAGCTGCCCACGGCGGAGTACCGCGTCAAGCGGCTGAGCGAGGCGCTGGGCACGGACGTGGTATTCAAGCTGAGGGCGCTGCCCTACGGAAAGGTAAAAAGCATCCGGGATTCGGTAGCGGGCGACCCGGGGCTGGATATCCTGCTGGCCGGCTGCGTGGAACCCGACCTGAAGGCGAAGGAGCTGAAGGAGAAGTACGGCGGGGCCACCCCGGCCGAGACGGTGAAGGCCATGCTGCTGCCCGGAGAGATCGAGGATCTCAGCCGGGCGGTGGAGCGGCTGTGCGGGTTCCGCCGCATCACCATTGATGAAGTAAAAAACGCCTGACGGAGGGCGGCGACACAGAGCTGGAGCTGGCGTACTACCTGTTCCACAAGCATCACTGGACACCGGAGATGTACTACGGCATGGGCCAGGGAGGCCGGGACCTGACTCTGGCGTTCGCCCTCCATGAGGTGGAAGAGGGGAGGGAACCCAGGTAGAACGGCGGGCGGCCACAAGGGCCGCCCCTACGGTCGTGCGCCCAACCCGCAGCGTGACAGTGAGAAGCGCGAAGTGTGACAGGAAGTGGGAACGCGGGCCGATGTGGGCAGAAGGTGAATTGCCCCAAGGGGGCAAGAGAGACCGCCCTGGGGCGTCGGCCCCTACGGCCGTGTAGCCAACCCGGAGTGTGACACGGAGAGGCGTGGACACAAACGAAAACGCCGCCCCCGGAAGGGGGCGGCGGAGGGGCTATACCTTGGGCGGGATGCTGGCCCACACGGCCCACGCGATACAGGCCAGGGCGAGGGGCAGAAAGACGGCCTGGTATCCAGGGCCAAGGAAAGGGGCAAGGGTGAAGGAGAATACGAGCATGCCTGCCGCAGCCAGCCAGACCAGCCACAGCAGGCCGCGGCTGGTCGCCCGGAACCGGTAGGAGAAGGTATTCATGCGGGCGTTGAGCGCCTCCAGCTCGGCGGTCTTTTCGTTCAACTGGCGCTCCAGCTCGGCGAGGAAAGCGCCCTCCGGCGCGCCTGCGTCGGCATCCCGCTGGGAGTAGGGGCCAATGGATACAACGGCATCCAAAAGGGTGTCAAGCTCTGCTGCAAGCTGCGCGCGGCGTTCCTCCGGCGTCATGGAAGCCCCCCTTTCTATTTGCAGTTCGATTATAGCATACCAGGCAGGAAAGTCAACAGGAGGTGAGGATATGGCGGAGGAAGTGGGCATCGTCATGACCCTGTACGACCGGGTAAGCCCAACGCTGAAAAGCATTGCCGGGAGCAGCAGGGCGTTTGACAAGAGCCTGGACGAGCTGGAGGCCAGCCTGAAGGCGTATGACAAGGCACAGACCGAGCTGGTCGGCCACTCCGCAAATCTGAAAAAGGCGATCGCCGAGACGGATGTAAAGGTCAGGGAGGCCCAGAAGAGCTACCGCAAGCTGAAGGACGAGACCAGCAAGGGCGCGCTGGACGACGCCATTGACGAGCAGGTCAGGCTGCGGCGGGAGCTCAGCGACACCGAGGCCGCCATCAAGGAGAACAGCGCCGCCTATCAAGACCTATACAAGCAGGCACGGAACGCGGCCTCCGCCATCAGCAAGGCCGACAACCGGGCGGGAGGCGAAAGGAGCGGCACAGGACTGGGCGGACTGACAAAGGGGCTGATGGCGGCCGGGGTCGGAAGCCTTTGGAGCGACGCGCTGGGGAAGGTGGGGGATGCTTTCCTGAGCAGCGCGATCGGGGAGCCGGAGGCGCGTATGGCCTCCTCGATCCTGTCCGGGGCGGTTTCCGGAGGCTCCATGGGTGCGGTATTGGGCGCGCCCGGAATTGCGGTGGGCGCTGTTGTGGGGGCCCTGGCAGGTGCGGTCTCAGGCGGCGCGGAGATCTTTGAATCAAAGGACCAGGCGTTCAAAAACTACGTGCAAGAGGCGGCGGAGGGGCAGCTCTCCGCCCAGAAGGAGGCCGTCACCTCCGGTTCCTCCATTGCGGGCGGGCGGGAACAAAAGCAGATGGCCTTTACCACCCTGCTGGGCTCGGAGGAGGAAGCGGCGGCCTTCCTGGCCGACGTGCAGGACATGGCCGCCATGACCAACTACACCTACGACGAGATCACGGGGTACGCCAAGAGCCTGGTCAAGCCCTTCGGGGCGGACAAGTCCCTGGATATCCTCACCACTCTGTCGGATGCGTCCGCCGCCCTCTCCCTCAACGAGAGCGACAACGCGGTGCTCATTGCGGGCCTGAGCCGCATGGAGCTGACGGACAAGACCACCCAGGAATACCTCAACTACTTCTCCGAGCGGGGCATTGACGTGTACGAGGCCCTGAGCAAGTGGGGCGACGCCGCCGCGGTGGCGGAGAAGGTGACCCGCGGGGAGATCAGGGGCTCCGAGGCTGTGGAGGAGATCCTCGCCTACATGCAGGAGCAGTACGGCGGCCTGTCGGAGCAGATGGCGGGCACCTACGCGGGCATGGTGGACAACCTGGCCGACGCGGAGGCCAACGCGGAGGCGGCCTACGGCGAGGGCTACAACGAGAAGCGGAAAGAGGGTATCCAGGCCCAGATGGACTGGCTGAACAGCGGCGCTATGGACGAGGCCAACCGGGCCATCGGCGCATGGCAGGCCGAGCTGGAGAACACGAAGGAGCAGTACCAGCGGGAGGCCATGGAGGCCATGATGGAAACCGACGAGTACCAGCAGGCCCAGGCCGAGGGAGACGCCGCCGAGATGGGACGGCTGATCATGCAGGCCAAGGTGCAGGGCATGAACGAGTACAACGCATCAGAGGGGGCTCAACTGGCGCTGGAGTCGGAGCTGGCCCTGGCGGCCGCCATCCGGGACGATGCCAGATCCGATCAGGCGTACTGGGACGCCGGATACCGCAAGAGCCAGGAGTACAGCAAGGGTCTGGCGGCGGGAATGGCATCGGCACTGGTGGGAACCGGGTCGGAGACTACCACCGGACTGTCCGTGGAGGAGCGGCGGTACGGCAACTGGCGGCGGGGCGGCTACTACGACGAGGACGGCGTATGGCGTTCGCACGCCGCCGGGCTGGAGCGGGTGCCCTACGACGGGTACGCCGCCCTGCTCCATGAGGGGGAGCGGGTGCTCACTGCCCGGGAGGCCCGGCAGGCCGACCAGGGCGGCGGGGCGCAGGTGACTATCACCGGCAACACCTTCCAGGTACGCCAGGAGAGCGACATCGACGCCATCGCGGAGGCCCTCTACCGGAGGCTCCGGCTGGCACAGATGGGAGGGGTGCGGTAGTGCTGCGGCTGATTACCTTCCTGGAGGAGGCGGCCGGTGTGGAGCTGGTGCTGCCCGTCACCCCATCCAGCTACCAGTGGGCCCATGAGGCCGCCATCGAGACGGTGACGGTGGACCAACTGGGGGATCTCAACTTTTTCGGCGGGAAAAGGATGGGGAGCACCACCCTGCACGACTGCCTTCTGCCCGCCCAGGCGTACCCGTTTTTGTCGCCGGGGGCGGGCACCAACCCCTGGCTCTACCTGGAGCAGCTGGAGCGGTGGGTGGACAAGGGGACGGTGGTGCGGTGGCTGGTGAGCGGCACGCCGGTCAACGCCGCGGTGCTGCTGGAGGGGGTGACCTACCGGGAGCAGGACGGCACCAACGACCTGTACGCCGACATCACCCTGCGCCAGTACACCCGTCCGGAGACGCCGGTGCTGCCCGCGGAGCCGTCCGCCTCCGGCGCGGGGACGGCGGCCAGCCGGGACAGCGCCACCGGCACGGCCACGGCCAAGACCTGCACGGTGGCCAGCGGCGACACCCTGTGGGGCATCTGCCGCCGGTACTATGGGGACGGCTCCCTGGCCTGGCGGCTGGCCGCCGCCAACGGCATCGCCAACGCCAACCTGATCCGCCCCGGCCAGGTGCTCACCATCCCGCCGCTGGCCCAGCTCCCGGCGGCCGCGGCCAGGCCGCCGTCGGCGCAGATCGCGGCCGCCACCAAGGTGCGGGAGGTGAAAGAAGAGGAGAGCGGAACGGCGCGCCTTGTGCCCTGGGTGCCGGAGAACACGATGAAGAGCCTGGTGGATCTGGAGCTGGATAAAATCGCGTCGGGAGGTGGCCTATGGCAGAATACCAGGTGGTGATCGTCAGCCCCCAGGGGGAGACCTGGGACGTGACGGAGCGGGTGAGCACCCTCACCTGGTCGGGCAGCATCAAGCGGGTGTCCCGCTCCGTGGAGGCCGTCATGGCCACGCCCAACGACGGGAGCCTGCCGGAGCTGCCCTGCGGGCTGGGCAATGAGCTGCGGCTGTGGGCCGGGGCGCGCACCCGGTTCCGGGGAAACATCGTCACCCGGGAGAAGGCCACCGAGGGGGTGGCTACCACCTTGACGGCCCTGGACCGGGGGCGCTTCCTGGCCAACAACGAGGGATGGTACACCTTCCGGGGCGCGGCCCCAGAGGAGGCCGTGCGGGCCCTCTGCGGGGACTTTGGCATCCCGGTCGGCAGCCTGGCGGCCACCGGGACGGTGGTGAGCCGGAAATACCCGGGGGTGGCCCTGGACAAGATTGTGGACGGGCTCTACACCCTGGCCGCCCGGCAGAACGGGCGGCGCTACCTCTCCCGCTTCAACGGCCTGGGGGAGCTGGAGGTGGTGGAAAAGCCCGAGACCGCCGCTCTGGAGCTTGCGCCGGGGAAGAACCTCCAAAGCCTGCGGGTGACGGAGGACATCTCCAAGCTGCGGAACACGGTGGGGATCTACAGCCAGACGGGCGCGCGGGTGCGCACCGTGTCCGATGCGGAGAGCGCCGCCCTGTACGGGCAGTTCCTGCACATCCTCACCCAGCGGGACGGCGAGGACGCCGGGGCGGAGGCCCAGGCGTACCTGGAGGACAACGGCCTCCAGCAGACTATGACCGTGGAGTGCCTGGGTGACCCGGAGCTGATCTCCGGCAGCGCGGTGCTGCTGCGGGCCAACAGCACCGGGGTGACCGGGCTGTGCTGGATTGACAGCGACACCCACACCTGGAAAAACGGGCAGTATTTCTGCCGCCTGTCCCTCAACTTCCGCAGTCTCACCAATGAGGTGGAGGCGGGGCAGGGGATATGAAAAAGCCGCCCCGGCCGGGGCGGCTTGGATGAATCTGAGCGGATGCGCAGCTCAGCGGGAGAGCTTGTAGAGCATATACTGGTTGAGGCTGACGCCCTCGATCTCCGCCTCCTCCTTCAGGTGCTTGTGGAGGCTGCGGGGAATCCGGAGCACCAGTTTCCCGCTGTACCCCTCCAGCTCCGCCTTGAAGGCGTCCAGGGAGACGGAGCTGCCGTCGTCCATGGCCTCGGCCTCGGCCAGAGCGGCGGCCTCCTCGGCCGTCAGCTCCTCCGGCTCCCGCGCGTTGATCTCGGCAAACCGCTGTTCCAGCTCGGCCGGGGATAGAGATTGGTTCATAAGGTAACCCCCTTAATACTTGATATTGGTACGGGTATTGATCTCAATGACGGTGATGACAATTTCACCTTTGACCCATTCAAAGGTTATGCGGTAATGCAGGATCTTATAGCGGTATCGGTTCGCATATCCCTTGAGCGGGACGATATCGCCCTCCAGCCTGGACAGGCTGTCCAGCGCCCGATAGAGCTTTTTACGGGTCGGGGCGTCCACACTGGCCAGGTATTTCTGCGGCTGCTTTTTCAGTTTTAGCTCCATCTCTTTTCCCCCTCATTTGTTTATATAGTATCATATATAATACTATTTGTCAAGAAGAAATCACGCAAGGAGGCATCCATGGACGACGTATATGCGGGGCTGACGGAGCTGCTCCGACCGGCGGAGCGGGGGCAGGCCCCCGGCGGCTGGCTGTTTGGGCAGGTGCAGCAGGCCGGGCAGGGGACGCTGCGGGTGGTATGCGGAGGGCTCACTCTGGACCAGACGGAGCTCCACGTGCCGCCCGGGCTGGACTACGCCTGGACGGAGGATACCGGCGGCGGCCAGCTCCTGCGGGCGGGTGACCGGCTGCTGGTGCTGGTGACGGCGGACGGACAGGATTACTACATTCTGCAAAAGGCGGTGTTCTCATGAGGCAGCTCTTTCCCATTTTCCAGACGACTGCTCCAGAGGGGACGGCCCAGGCGCTGCCCCTCTATTGGGACGTAGACATGGACTACGACAAGGGCGTGCCGCGCTTCTCCGGCGGGGAGCCGGTCCTGGCGTCCGGGCTGGAGGCCGTCAAGGGCTGGGCCTGGCGGGCGCTGCACACGGAGCGGTACCGCTGGAGCCCCTTCTCCTGGGACTACGGGTGCGAGCTGGAGAGCCTGGTGGGCCAGCCCTACCGGGCGGACACCCGGCTGAGCGAGGCGGTACGGTATGTGCGGGAGGCGCTGACCGTCTGCCCCTACATCACCGGGGCCGCGGCTGAGGTGGTGGGCTTCGACGGCTCCACTCTGCGGATGCGGGTGAGCCTGACCACGGTATACGGGGAGGCGAGTATACATGTATGAGGACAAGACACCGGAGGCCATCAAGGCGGAGATCCTGGCGGCCATCCGGCAGAGCCAGGGGCTGAGCGCCATGGCGGGCGGCTTTGCCGACGGCGTGGCCGGGCCGGTGGCCGAGCAGCTCAGCGAGGCGTACCGGGCCCTGGAGGGGGTGCCCTCCATGCTGTTTGTGGACGAGAGCTCCGGGGGCTACATCGACCTGGTGGGCGGTCAGTATTACAACATCACCCGCCGGGAGGGGACAAGGGCTTACTGCGACATCTCCTTCAGCGGCACCCCGGGGCTGGTGATCCCCAAGGGCACCGCGTTTTTGACGGCCGGAGGGCTGTCCTACGCCCTGCTGGCCGCGGTGGCGCTGGGGCCGGAGGGGACGGGCCGGGGCCGCCTGGAGGCCGCGGAGGCGGGCAGCGCCTACAACGTGGAGGCCGGGGCCATCGACCGGATGTACGTCAACCTGACGGGCCTGACAGACTATCAGAGCGAGGCGGCGGCCGGTGGCACGGACGCCGAGAGCGACGCCGCCCTGCTCTCCCGCATCCGGGAGCGGGTGCAGCGGCCCCCCACCAGCGGCAACGGCTACCAGTACCGGCAGTGGGCCCTGGAGGTGGCCGGGGTGGGCAGCGCCAAGGTGGTGGAGCTGCCCGGCGGGCCGGGGACGGTGGGCGTCACGCTGGTGGACAGCAACGGCCGGGCCCCCTCGGAGGAGATTGTGGAGGCCGTGGAGGCCCACATCGGGGAGGAGCGGCCCGTCGGCGCGGCGGTGACGGTGGCGGCGGCCACGGAGCGGGAGGTGACAGTGGCCGCCCAGGTCTCCCTCACCGGAGGAGCCGGGGCTGGAGCCGTCCAGGACGCCTTCCGGGCGGCACTGGCGGGCTATCTGCACACCCTCATTGAGGGCAAGTACGGCACGGTGTACTACAAGCCCGCCGACGACCAGCCCTACACGCTGCTCTATAACCGGGTGCTGGCCCTGCTGCTCAATGTGGAGGGGGTGGAGGACTTCGCCTCCCTCACCGTCAACGGCGGCACCGCCGACGTGACCATACAGGCCGGGGAGATCCCCGTGCTGGGGGAGGTGAGCGTGACATGAGCAATCTGGTGTTCCGCCTGCCGCGCTACTACCAGGACAGCCCGCAGGTGTCCGAGCTGGAGCGGGTGCTGGGGGAGCAGGCCGAGGCGCTGCGCGTGTCCGAGTCGGACACATTGGCCCAGCTCTGGATTGACACCGCCACCTGGGGGCTGGACCTGTGGGAGCAGTGGGCGGGGCTGCCCGTTGACCGCACCCGGCCCTACAGCTACCGGAGGAGCCGCATCAAGGCCAAGCTCCGGGGCCAGGGCGCCACCACGGCGGAGATGCTGCGCAGCGTGGTGGCCTCCTTCGGCTATGACGTTTCCCTGGTCTCCGTTGTGGAGCACCCGGAGGAGTATCAATTCGAGATTGTCCTGTCCGATCTGGCCTCCGTGCCGTCGGATGTGGGCGGGATTGAGGCCGCTGTCAACGAGATTAAGCCTGCGCACCTGGATTACTGGTTCACCTACGAGCTGGCCCAGCTCCTGGCCGCCCTGCGGGTGGGCGGCGGGCTCTGGAGCATTCAGGCGGTCACGCTGCCGCCCATGGAGGAGGAATAGCATGTACGGATTTATCATTACCACCGCCGGCGAGGGCCTGCTGGCCCGGGCGTCGGCGGGGGAGGGGCTGACGCTCACCGAGGTGTGGGTGGGCAAGGGCGCGGTGGAGAGCGCCGGGGCCGCCAAGGCCCTCACCGCCCTGCTCGATCCGGTGGCCAAGGCCACCAGCACCACGCCCGCGGTGGCCGGCGGGCAGATCTCCATGCTGGTGGAGTACCGCAACGACATGGGTGGCGGGCTGGAGGAGGGCTTCACGCTCTCCGAGTTCGGCGTCATGGCCAAGGTGGGCGACGACGCGCCCACCCTGCTCTACTACGCCGCCCTGGGCGACCGGGCCCAGCCGGTGCCGCCCATCGCCGAGGGCCTGGACGTACACCGCTTCCCTGTGGCCATCGGCGTCACCGGAGAGGTGGAGGTCTCGCTGGAGTATCCGGCGGGCGTCTGGGTAACCCACGAGGAGCTGGAGGAGGCGCTGGCGGGCATCGACCTGTCCGGATATATCAAGGCCACCGAGAAGGGCAAGCCGGGCGGTGTGGCCACGCTGGGAGAGGACGGCAAGGTGCCCGCCGGACAGCTTCCGGCGATGAACTATGACCCGGCGGGCAGCGCGGAGGCGGTGCAGAAGGCCCTGACCGCCCACACCGGGAACAAGGACAACCCCCACGCCGTCACGGCGGAGCAGGTGGGGGCTCTTGCAAGTTCCGGTGGAGTCATGTCCGGGGCAATTAGCATGAGTGGTCACAAGATAGCCAATCTGGCCGCTCCTACTGACCTAACAGACGCCGCCCACAAGAGCTATGTGGACGAGCATGTTGACCAGACTCTCAAACAGAAGCTTGGCTATAAACTGATAAAGGAATACACATCACCAGGGAGCTACACCCATATGTTCGACCGCAAATATACAGATGTTTTTGTGGTTGTGGTTGGTGCTGGAGGAGGCGGAAGTTCGAGTGGAGAGCGCGGTGGAGGTGGCGGCGGGGGTGGGGCCGTAGCGTGTTTCCATGTTTTGGATAGCAGTACAATTCAAAACAATAATATTGTTGTTGGAACTGGTGGAGCTGGTGCAGTCTCTTCTTTGGGACCGTCCGTCACTAATAATGGCTCCGCTGGTGGGAGCAGTAGCGCTTTTGGTATTACCGTACCTGGTGGCAGTGGTGGAATAGCCAATCTTGGTGGCATGGGTGGTGGCTACGCCCCCAATGAGATTGTTCCTGGTTGGCTCATGATAGGTGGTAGTGGTGGTAGCCATAATAACAATGGCGATGGCGATGGCAATGCCGGGCCTATTATTTCAATTGTTGGGTTTAAACCTTTCGGTGGCGGAGGTGGCGGAGGGGGCAATCCTAGTCTTAATGATCCGCCAACTCCCGGCGGAAATGGCGGTGACGGTGGAGCCGGTAATGGTGGCGCTGGAGCTACCGGCCAGAGCAATGCAATAATGGGTAAAAACGGTACCCGCGGTGGTGGCGGAGGAGGTGGTGGAGCGGGATGGACTTTTCGTTCCAGCGAGTATAAGCCCAGCGGCATAGGTGGCAAAGGCGGCGATGGATATGTGGCGATTTACGGTAGGGAGTGATTTTAATGAAAACAGTCTATTTAAATGAGGATAACACTGTCCGCGAAATCATCCCGGAGTATGCACTCCCGCCAGAGAAGTGGTATAGCGAGGCATTTGCACGACGCTGTGTAGAGGTACAGGACAATGTGGAGCAGGGGTGGCGCTACAATCCCGAAACAGGACAGGCCGCCCCGGACACAAGACCGTCGGGGCCGGAATCGCCCCCCGCAGAGGACATCACTCTGGACATGCTGTCCGAGCACGAGGCGCGGCTGTGTATGCTGGAACTCACCGCTGCCACATGAGAAAGGAGACGCCATGACAACCGTATACAACCTTTGCAAGCTGCTCATCCAGAAGAACCGAACCGACGGCCTCCAGGACAAGATGGATGTCTACCTGGCCGCCGACCGGCTCACCCCGGAGGAGTACCAGGAGCTGGCCGGGCTGCTGGCCCCGGAACAGTAATCAACAGCGGGATCGCTGGATAAAAGGATGTGAATCAAATGAGTAAGCTCATTACATATGTCCCGCTCTCGTCCGTGGAGCGGATTGAGCTGAGAGTCACCAACTGCCGCAAGACGCTCTCTCAGGTCAAGGCTGAAACAAAGGCCCATTACGTGCTCAATGGCGGCATGTGGAACCCAGACGGCTCGGCCTGCCCGCTGCTCAAGGTGGGCGGGGTGATGCGCTCCGGCACGCCCTGGAGGGCGATTGGCTACGCCTGGGACAAGGGCCCGGACATCCACATGACCTCCGAGTACGAGGGAGCGGCCAACTTTATCGCGGTGACCGCCCTCATCGTCTCCGGCAAGCCAGTGGATAAGCCCTCCTATGGCTCGGCCCAGGGAGGCAAGCGGGGGCGCAGCGCCATCGGTCTGCGTGGTGGCAGTCTGGCCCTCTACTGCTCTGGCGACGGAACAGGAGACGTGGCCACGCCAGAGGAGCTGCGGGACGAGCTGGCCGGGCTGGGCTGGGCCTCCGCCGTTATGCTGGACGGGGGCGACTCCAGCCAGTGCGACTTTGGCGGAGAGCGCATCACCGCCAGCCGCAAGGTGCACAACTGGATTTGCGTCTGGCTTAAACAGGGCGGCCAGGAGCCGCCGGACAAGGAGGAGAGTATGGGCAAGTACACCGTGACGCCCAGCATCGGCGTCAACATCCGCAGCGGCCCCGGCACCGGCTACGGCAAGGCGGGGGCGTACCCTTGCGGGGCCGTGGTGGACGTGCTGGAGGCCCGGGACGGCTGGGGCAGGACAGATAAGGGCTGGGTGTCCCTGGCCTATCTGGAGGCCGTGGAGGGCCCTCAGAGGGCCACAGACAACGGCATCGCCATCCAGGAGCATATCATCTCCGACGGGCGCAAAAACCGGCCGGGCAGGGACACCAACCCGGACACCTACATCACCATCCATGAGACCGGCAACGCGGCCAAGGGCGCCGACGCCGCGGCCCACGGGGCCTACCTGGACAGCGCCGCCGGGGAGGATGATCTGGTGAGCTGGCACTACACCGTGGACGACCACGCCATTGTCCAGCACCTGCCCGACTACGAGACCGCCTACCACGCCGGGGACGGCAAGGACGGGCCGGGCAACACCACCAGCATCGGCATCGAGATCTGCGTCAACGCCGGGGGCGATTTTGCCCAGGCTCAGGCCAATGCCGCCAGCCTGGTGCGCCTGCTCATGGAGGAGCACGGCATCCCGCTGGACAATGTAGTCCAACACAACCACTGGAATGGCAAGGACTGTCCCAAGACCATCCGGGCCACCGCCGGGGCCTGGGAGGCGTTCCTGGCGTTCTGCCGGGGAGAGCCGGCGAATGTATCCAAGTTGGACACCGACGTGGACACGCTGACGGAGGCCGGCATCATCAACAGCCCGGACTACTGGCGGGCCGGGGACTACTCCGCCGCCAACGTCCAGGCGCTCATCGGCAAGATGGCCGACTATGTACGGGAGGATGAGTGACATGGAGCACATCAACGGGATTAAGGGCACCATCGCGGCTGTGCTCGGCTGCCTGACGGCCCTGTGGGGCTGGTTCGGCTGGCTGGTGGTGGCCTGGGTGGTCTGTATGCTGCTGGACTACGCCACCGGCACCGCGGCCGCCCTGCGGGTGGGGGAGTGGTCGTCCAAGGTGGCCAGGGACGGCCTGTGGCACAAGCTGGGGGCCGTGGTGGCCGTCCTGGTGGCTGCGATCCTGGACGGGGTGATCGGCCTCATCCTGGCCAACGTCCCCGCGCTGACACTGCCCTTCGACTACACGGTGTTCCTTACCGTGCTGGTGCTCGTCTGGTACATCATGACCGAGCTGGGGAGTATCGTGGAGAACATCGGCGCCCTCGGTGCCCCCGTGCCCGCCTGGCTCCGCAAGGCCATCGCCGCCCTGGAGTCCACCGTGGACGGCGCCGGGGACAAGCTGGGCGGCAGCCAGGACGACGAAAAGTAAATTGCCAAGCGATTGGAAATATGAATGCCCCCGGGGCCTGCGGGCCTCGGGGGCGCTGTGCTTATTTGCTGGTATGATCAAAATCATCGGGAAAGAGTTCTCCGTGTGTACTGCCCAGGCCGAACTCGTGGTGAATCCGCGCCTGGGCCTCCGGGGTGAGCTCGCGCCATACATGCTCCCGACCATCACAGACCAGGAGGAAATCGGCTTCCCAATAGTTTGTCATGGTGTGCTCCCTTCTGCCCTCGTGACCTCCGGGGCGGGTGGCGTGGTTACTTGCGGCGGAACTATTCGGGGTCCTGCGTGTCCAACTGGGCGATGAACTCAGATCGGATGAGCTCCCACATATCACGGCTCCCGGTACCCTCGTCAAAGCTCAGCATTACCGATGTAAGGGCGGTTTTGATGCGGCACATATCCGCACGGCTCATGGTTACGGTTCTCATTTCCTGATTTAACATCTCGTGTTTCCTCCTTGATTCCTCTGCCTTACGCTGTTATAATCAAGGTGGCCGGGGTAAGGCTCCCGGCTCACCTTGGGGTGTGTGGGGCGGTGGGCTTTGGGTTGTCAGCCGCCCCACTTTTTATGCCTTGACCTTGCTGTCCCGCACGATTTTAGCGGCGGCTTCCGGGTCTTTGGCGGTGGCTTCAATCAGTTTTGCGATGTTCTCCAGATACTGATTGAGTTCCGCGGTGGTCATCTCGTTCATTCACCTCACTCCTTTCTGTAAGAGACTTGGGATCTCTGCCTTACGAGTATAGTATAATACATGCATACATGTATTACAAGGGGTATTCTGTACAAACATGTATACATGTATTTGTACAGTTTATACATGGATGCATGAATTTAAATGTGATATAGTAGAGCAGAGGTGATGTAAGTGGCTACAAAAGCGCATTTGGAAGGGAATAAACGATACCTGGAAAAGCTGGATCACATCACGATCCGTGTGCAGGGAGGCACAAAGGAAAAAATAAAGGCCCGCGCCCAGCAGAAGGGTATGAGCCTGAACGCTTATATCGTGTATTTGATCGAGAAGGACATGAAAACAGAGGAGGACACCTAA